TGATAGACTTCGACAACCTTACCCGAACGTAAGGGCTTCTTTACCTTAACGTCAGAGGTGGCGATAGCCAGCTTGTATTCGCTGGAAGCGCGATATCCCATACCGTAGGTTGCAATCATCTGCACTACAACCTTCCCGATAGTACCCTTACCAGTCTTACCGCGTACAACCTTTGCGACAGCACCCTTCTCAATATGCCGAGCCGCAGCTTCGGCTTTATCCAGCAGGTTTTGATACTCACAGTTGATCAAGTATTGCTTGTATTTCTCGCGGATTTCGTCGGTCGCGTCCACCGTGATTTGGACGGGTTTCCAGTCGGGTCCATTCATATCGTACACATTGACTAGGATGTGCTTGGGAGAGCTGGTAGCCTCATCCCAGACGATTGCCCAGTCGGCTGAACCCCAAACGTCGGACATGATACGATAGTTGGTATCATGTTTCTTTTCAAGCACATAGCCAGCCCAGTCGGTCTGGGAATCATAGAAACCCTTGTGCTGTTCGGTCCAAGCGATAGCCATTTGGAAAGTCTCCTTGTTAACTGATAGACTAGATATGGGTACGACCAGTCAAAAATTCAAGCTTTACAAACGCATAGCAGGTATGCTTTGGCCACATACCTGCTTACGCTACGTCATCTGTAACTTTTCTTGTTACTGTAAAAATCGTCTATTACGTCCGCTTCATCCTGGTTCTGGACATATGCTTTTGTCCAGTTTCGGATCGGGCGTCTCTTTTGCCCCGCTCTTAGTTCCGCATATTCTTCATCATCATAATCTTCATGAGTACCGTAATAGTTCTTTTTGTATTTCATGTCAATAAACCTTTGAGAGATTCAAACCTTTCTGATTAAACTTGTCACGCCATTTCAGGAACGAAGAGCCGTGACCCATCTCTTCGTTATAGATGTATTGATAGTGGTGCACCATTTCGTGGGCTAACACTTCAACAAAAAACTGTTTGGATTTATATCGCTTGTTCATGAGCAACTTGGCCGTACCTGTGCCAGGATTTCTCTCATCATAATCGTACCACGCATGAGCGCCGCGGCGCCAGCGTATATCAATTTCATCGACTTGTGGGAGAGTTTCGTTGAATAGTTCACGATTGAGGATGTTGAACCATTTCTGACAATCCTCAATCGTTGTTTCGTATTCATAGTGTTCTTTTTCAGACAGTAATTTAGCAAGTTTAGATTTCTTAGACATGATCGTTCCTTCGTTAAACAGACCATGATATAAGGCACTCCAATTAATATGAGAAGATATCTGGGAAAACCTCTTCAATCAATTTCTTGTTGAGATGTTTTACCTTGATACGTTTCAGTAGCATATCAGCAAAAATCTTCGCCTCTTTCGCTTCTAGACCCTCTAGAATTTGAATGAGGATAAGTTTCTTCCTTTCAAGAGTAAGGTTAGGATCAACTCTTGGATTATTCTGTTCAAAGATATAAACGCGATTGATTTCTTTGTGAATAGATGTTTGTCCCATTCCGATAGGAACATCACTCTCTCGGTAAGAAGGTATATCATCAATCACAAACTTAATGCCAGGATGAAAATTGGCGCGTAGAACGCCTTTTAGTCCTGGCGTCATATTGTAATAAAGAATGGCTTTGGCTGCGTCTTTGTGTGGCGCAGCTTCTAGTTCTTCAAACACTTCATGAATATTCTTAATCATAATTTCCTCAAAACTCGTCAATGACTTCCATTAAATTCCCTAGACGCTTTTCGATGAAATAGTTGAACATCTTTTGGCGATTACCAGGCTTTGTAGTTTCGTATGCTTCAACGATCTGTTGTTTGATTGCTTCTGGAATATAGTCCAAATCAACCAGCATCTGATTGCGCTTATAACCTCGAAGCATACTCTCGTTAATACAAAACTCTTCGGGTGTCTTGCTTAACCATTCGGACAGCTTCTTACTATTTATGACCTTCTGACGTTCGCCAAGAGCGAAGGTATTGTCCGCAGACAGAAAGTTTGGAATGCCATCGCCGCGATCACCACGAATAATATGCTCCTTAACATATAGATGTGGATCATCTGCCTTAACGTAACGCTTGAGAATTGGAGAATATTGAGTGACATTTTCATACTTCTGGAGTTGGACGAAATCTTTGTCAGAGGACAGAATAAGTACCTCTTCGTTCGGCGCATTACGAGCCGACAGAACGGCGATGATATCATCGGCCTCGGCACCCTCGACTTCAAGAACACGATATGGGAAATTATCTTTCAACTCGGCACGGATCTTACCGAGTGTATCAAAGATGAGATTCCAATCAAACTCGGACTTTTCACGATCCTTCTTGCGATTGGACTTGTAGAACGGGAATACATCACGGCGCCAATATTTTTTGCTGTCACAACAGACAACAATCTCGCCATACTTCTGCTTGAACTGACGCACATAAGAACGCAGAGAGTTTAGTACCATATGCCGAATCAAATCTTCTTCTAATTTCACTTTTGGATTTGAACCGATTTGTTGCATCAAGTTAGAAATCAAGACCTGATTTAGGTCAATCAAAATCACATTACACCTATTTGTTATCGTTTGTTTCTGCTTCCGCTTCTGCTTTTTCCAGATATTCTTTGTAGTCTTTTTCGTTTGTGAAAATTTCCACGTTGTCATCAACGAATGCATGAAGAGGATGTTTTAGATCCATGTTACGATATATAACACTTTTCAGAACGTCTGTCAAGAAAATATAGTCCTTACTAATATTTCCATCATCATCTTCAATCTCTACGCCATAGTTTTCCAATTCAGCAATAAGACCAGTAGCAACTTCCGCTACAATACCATCAGCATAGTTCTGACGGCCCTTTTCTTTTTGCTTTTCGATTTCTTCTACATTAACTGGAACTTCTCTGACGATTTTGCTTTCGGGAAACTTGAATACATTTGTCATTTAATAATCCTTAGAAGCACTGTATCAGTATTTATGCGACCATTCGCTTCCTTTGACTTACACTTGATTTCGTCCATGAACTTGCGAAGAACCACCTTGCCGCCATCAAGCAACTTGTTCACTTGTTCAGTCGGCTTTCGCAGTTTCTTCACAATGGAAGTTTTCTCGTCAAAGCCGATTACTGTGCTACCCTTGACGTTAAGCCCAGCAGGGCCCATAGCGTTGTAAACAGCCAGAGTTCGATATTTGGTATTGAATACCCAAAGTTGATTGCATCCAATAATCTGCTTCGGATCGACAGACACGACATTGTAAGTTTCATCCTTTTGCTTGTATTTGAGTTTGGCCACAAGTTGAACAGGAGACTTCTCCTTCTTCTTGCGCGGCTTGCGAGTTGCCTTAGCGATAGTAGCGCGAGTTTCGGCGGCCGAGATGATAGACTTGATAAACTCCACGTAAGCCTTCAGCTTTGGCTTTGTCCAGTGTGAGTAGCCTTCTTTCAGTTGTGCATCTTTGCCATTCAAGGCATCGTACACCTCAGAGTAAAGCGGCTTGTAATAGTCTGCAATGCGCTGGGCAATAGCAGGCTTCACATCCTGTTGAGACAGCCAGTCTGAAGGCTTAAACGTAGAGCCATCACGATAGTATTTGTCAAGCTGGACTTCAAGATCGGCAATCAAATCGTTTGCACGATTGGCCACACGTTCCTGAATAGAGATTACTTGCTTGACTTCTTCTTTTTGGGTGCCGCCTTCTTCTTCGGCTTCGGCGCTTCCATTGCTGGCTGCGGCAAGCTTTCGGATTTTTGCGAGGTTTCGTTGGATGAGTTCTTCTGAGAGTTCACCACCCAGTAGTAGTATGCGGCAATTCCAGCCAATAGTACGGCAAAGATTACTGTTAATTCGATTGACATTTTTGATTAGTTCCTTTTCTGATTTGTGAAATTCTTTCAAATATTCCACGACCCAGACCTTTGCTTGGTCCGAGTCGTAAAAGTAGTTATACCAATTGTATGCGCCAATAATCTGAGCGTTCGTAACATCACCACGCAAGTCCGGTTCTGAACCAAGATACTTTTCATCAGCGAATTTACCGCGAACTGCTTTCGGCTTCCTTGCCATAGTTCTTCCTCAGATTGTTAAAATTCCAGTCCTTGAAATCGGTAATCACACAGATTCCGTACTCAAGATATTCATAATCATAGCTCATATCAGATGCCTTGTCAAGTGCTTCTTCCAGATTGGAAAACATTGGTGCATTCTGGAAATATTCCAGCATCATTTCTGGATCACCCTGCCACTTGTACGTTTCATCGGAAAAGTTCCCGTA